GTTTATATCTTCTTCGCAGCCGCCTTCGTTTGTGATTGTAAAGTAACTAATCTGCACCGGTTCGGCGAGCGGACTCTCAGGATTGTCCTTATACGGAGCAGACTTGTAGCTGACCGTGTAAGTGTAATGCCTCGGCCCTGCTCGCTGAATATCAACCGAGTCGCAAAACAAATAAGCGAAAAGCGGGTGCTGTGATTTCTCTTTTGGAAGCGAGCCAGAGTTTCGCAGCGTCGCCTCAGAGTCGCCATCCGAGTCATTGCAAAAGACGTTATATTCCTGACGAGCCGTAGCCGTGATGTAGCCTTTGTCATCGACTTGCGTCGAAACGCCGGTATTAAATGTCAGGTCGATATAAACGATTGCCATCTTATAAGCTCACCATCCCGAACAGGTTTGCCGTATTGCGAGCCGTCTGCTCTGCCGCTTTCGCTACTGCATCTTGCTTTTCTTTTATCTTTACATTCAGCTCGGCCAGTTTCTCCGTTGCTGCGGCAGTTCGCTGATTCGCATCGAGCTGCGGACCTCGACTCAGGAATCTATCAATCACAGCCTGATTCTCTGGAGTTCGAGCCGCCATACGCTCAGCACGCTCGGCGTCGAGTTGGTCGCGTTGCTCTACTAATCCTTGCAGTTCTTTTTGAGAGGTCATTGTTTTTTTTAAGCTGTCTCCAAATTCTTTGACTTTACGCCCCATTTCGGCGTCTCTTTTCTTTTGATTTTCGGCTGCGGTTTTTTGTTGTTGTTGTCGTGTTTCTTCTAGTTTTTTTGCTGCCTCTTTTTGTTGCAGCTCAAGCAATGCCGCTTCTCTTTGTTTTCGTTTTGCCGCTTCAATTTCAGGGTCAACAATTTCTTTGCGAGAAAATCTTTCTCTTGCCGCCTCTACTGCCTGCGTAGCTACTCCTTTGTTTTGTTCGCTAATTTCATTACCAGTAAAAACTCTGCCTATATTTCTTCCTGATTCTGTCATTCTTTCAGCGGTTTGCTTGCCTGCTTCGTCTGCTCGCTCAGCTAATTCTTTTCCAAAATTTTCTAAATCAGTCGAGACCCAAGAGCCAAGATATTCAAGCATCCTGCCAATCGCGATAGTAATCAGATTTCCAAATAACTTAAAACCGCCAAACGCTATTTGTAGTGTTTCAGTAACTACCGTAAACGTGTCCGCAATTATTTGAAAAGCAGAAACAGTATTGTTTAAGTTTGTCTGAAAATCAGAAAGACCAGCTAAGAACGAATCAAACGTACTGGCAAACATTGCTGCGATATCAAAAAATGCAGACGTAATCGCATCGGCCAGAGCATTGCCGCCTGTTGCTCCAGCGACTCCCTGAAAGCCAGAGACAAAACTCATAAACTCATTGGCTATCGCCGTAACCATCGGCGCAAGATTTGAGGCGACCTGTGCAATGATTCCCTCGAACGTTCCGCGAACTCCATCGAGTGCGTCATTCATCTCGGCGATTGCGGCGACCTGCTGACCGCTAAGCACCATGCCAAGCGAACGAGCCTGAGCCTCAGCCTCGGCTAGATTGGAAGTAAACAGCGGCACGAGTTCAGCACCAGATTTGCCAAATAACTGAACGGCTGCGGCTGCTCGCTGAGTCTCAGTCGGCAGTCGGCTAATTGCTTCAGAGACCGCACGGAAACGTTCGTCCGGTGCCATCCGAACAATCTCGGCAAAGTCTAATCCGAGCTGGTCAAATGCTTTTGTTTCGCCGCTTGCAATAGCCTTGCCCATCGCGACGTTAAACTTCTGGATGCCGCCTGTAAAGTTTTCAACGCCGGCGAGCTGAGCGGCCCAGCCGAGAGACTGAAGCGACTCGACAGCAAAGCCAGTGCGGTTTGCCACATCGTTCAGAGCGTCTTTCGCATCGACCAAGCCTTTAACGTATGTCGTTACAAACGTAGTCGCTTGCTGAAATCCGCGAGTAAGAATCTGGCCGACCTGAACCGCGACCAGAGCTTTCATTGCCGTCGCCGCACTCCGAGCCGATTGGCTCATCCGCCGCATTCCATCCGCCGCCGAGTTGAGCGCATCGACAGCCCGGTTCTGTCCAGCGATTACGATATCAACTGATGCTGTTGCCATTGGCTTTGTATTGCTCGGCTTCTGCTAGGCTGGACTCGTACTCATAAAACGAAAACATATTCACAAACCAAGCCGACTGGTCAAGGCTTCCGCCAGCTATCGGCGGCAACCCTTTGCCAAACAATTCTGCGTATCGAATTGCTTGAACGAGTTCCCAATCAAGCTGTTTTTTTGGACAACTGGTCAGGCTGAAAGTCCCAGCCCCGTCGCAGTCGTCGCATCCGGCTTCTTCGCAGCGAGGACAGGCAACGTCTATCGGAGTTGCCTCAGTTGGCAACTCGACGCATCGCCCGCCCTTGCATCGCTTACATAGCAGCCCATGCCGGACCAGTGCTGCTACTCTGATTTTTTTTGGTCGCTGCTACTGACGCTAGATTGCTGCAAAACCTTTTGCATAATTTCGTATGCCTCAGGAATTGTCAGCCAGTCCCAAATCGCCTCAGCAGTAAACGCAATCTGTTCTCCTGTGCTTGGGTCTTTGAAATTGTCCCAGCCTGTGATTATCTCAGACAGTGCAGCGACAATCATTTCATGTAGTTGCTTGCTGTCTGGAGCTTTTGCAAACTCATCCATCAGCATTCCGATACGCTGCGATTTGCGAATCGAAAGAGCCGGAAAATAAATCTTCGGCTGCTGCTCGGCTGACTTGTCGCTATCCGCATCGAGAATAATAAACTGCCGGACTCCCGGCTCAAGTGCTCGGCCCATCGATTCATCTCCCCAGATGAAAAACTTTACGGAGCAGCAAACGCAATAGTCAGCTCGTCGTTCCCTGCTGCGGCAGAACGATTCGCTTGATAAGTAATCGTGTCGATAAGCATCCCGTCGCGGTCGCCAGCCTGTAGATTCGTAATCTGAAACTTGGGCATGGCAAACGTTACTTTGTCTGTGCTGTTTGCGATTGCAAAACTAAATGCTTCTTCTGTGCTGGTGAGCCAGTTGCCCCAAACGTCTTTGGTTGCAATGAGAACCGTTTCTGGGTCGATTGTTCCGTTGACTTTACGGCCAGTGATAATCGCACCAGCTAGCCCGCTTGCGCCAGTCGCACCGGCACACGGCCTGAGAAAGACCTCGTTGCCAGCGTCGATTTCGAGCTGCGAAAAGCAAGGACTCGCCGAGCCAATAGTAAACGTCGCGGCTGATACTCGAATCGGCTTTGCTGTCGGATAGGTAGGAGTCAGCATGGTCTCGTCATCGCAGCCAACGTACGCGCCTTGGAAAGTCCACTCGATTCGAGCGAGCTTTCCAGATTCGCAGGTCACTTTGTACGTTCCAGCACAGCCACGCATCTGCCATCGCAGACCGTCTACATACAGGCCGAGACTAAGCGTCTTTACATCAGTCCCAGCGTCGTCACTTTTCGGGCTGAAAGTGCCAGCCGAATTTACCCAGCCGCAGGCAGGCAAAAACGTACTTGCCCAAGTCGGCACGCCGCCAGCACCGTCGCCGTAGATTTCGGTTGTAAACGTACAGGTCGCTCCGTATGCCTCAGCGATGCTTGGCATCTGACTGAAACTTCCATTGCCTTGGCGTTCGGTAAATGTAATGTTCGGCGTCATCGATACATCAAAGACGTTAAACGCCGCATCGGAGTTTGCAAAACTCTCCAGCGTTCCGCTCGTCGTTTCAATCTTAGCGGCCAACTGTGCTCGCTTGCGAAGTAATGGCATGGGTTATGCTCCTCCTGATTTTTGTTTTAGAAGAAAGTCAACTTCGGTTTGTATTCGTTTTTTGAAAAATGTTTCGATTTGTTTTGTTGTAGGCTTCAGCATTTTCCTAGCAGCAAAATATCCAGCAGGGCTTACGCCTTTAACAAAGACAATCGGCAATCTTTTTTTGCCGAGCCTTACAGCCGCATTGCCTTGCCATTTTGGATTTTGATATGTGACGTAGGCTTTTCGTGGTTCAGCCAAACGCTGAAAAACTTTTTTCCGTCCTTGCTTTACCATTTCGCCAATTTGAGTAATTTCAAACGTTGGCCCTTGAAATGCTTTAGGAACAAATAGCCATTTGCCGCGTTTTTCAATTCTGTACTTAACGCCTTCGTTTGTTTGCGTTGCTTTGAAATTTCTAATTCCCAAGCGACCGGTTTTTTTCATTCGTACGAATGCACCTCGCTTGCCGCGATTTCCTGTCGAGATTTTTTCTTTTACGATTCGAGATTTAATATTGCTATCTTTTGAAATGGATTTTGCAATCAATGTTTTTCCGAACGAGCTAGCTCGCTTACTGGCTCGCTTTAATACTTTTTCAAGTCCTTTCGGTATGTTTCTTAGCTTGTTCTCAATGTCTCGCATCTGAGAAAAACTAACTCGAATCGTTGCCGGCATCGCATTACCCTCTAACCTGATAAGGGTCGTTCTCAGTAACACGATAAACGACAGTCATTTCTAATTTGAACCCGCAGGCTTCCTCGCCAACTATTGGCTCGACGTTATCGATAATCGTATTGATTGCGAGCGAGTCCCAGTTGTACCAGCTCGACGCTGGCGTGCAGATTGCTTTGACTGCATCAGAAGCAAACTCATTGATTAGCGTATCGATAGCCGTCGTGTTATCTTCGCTCGGCCTGAGTTCGCCAAAGATAACGATTGGCATATTCCATGCCGTCGCTGGCGGGTTGCCGGGATGCGACAACTCATCGTTTATCTGCATCGCTCCCTGCGTTACGACGACCTGATAATCTTCTGGATTGCCGCTCCAGATTCGAGGGGGACGAACGACCGTTCCGGCAACAGTCGTCTCGTAACCGCTGTCTTCGTCGATAAGCTGCAAACGCTGCTTAATCTTTAGGACGATTTGTTCGCTGACTGGTGTTGCCATTATTTAATTGCCAGTTGCAGCATCCCGTGGTCGTTATCCATCACTCGCAAAATCGTGCAAGTCTTTTGCACTACGTCATTTACCTTGGCTCCGATTTTTACTCGGTCGCCGCCGGTATCGATTTCCTGAGCCGTAATGCCATCGCTGCCAGAGTTGGCAACGTAGAGCATGAAAGATAGAGCCATCACATTGCCAGCGTCATCCATCAAAGTCGGCGGCTCCCGGTCAACGATAGCCAGTATCGTTCGGGAACCGCCGCCTCTGGGGAGGTAAACAACAGTCTCGGCAAACTCATCCGAAGACAAGAACACCGAGACCGCATCACTCGCAATCGATTCGCGCAGAGTCATTAGACGCGACGAGCCTTCCAGCCGATGTAATCGATTGAAACGCTGTCAGTGTTATTGTCCGAGGTCTTTTGAATCTGGACAAACGGCTGAAGCTGACCAGTCGCAGCGGCCATCGAAAACGTAGTTGCCGAAGCAACTCGGTCGCCGTCGATGAAGAAGCGAACGTCACTCTTGCCAGCAGCAAACGAAATAACAAACCGCTTATACGAGGCAACCAGAGTTTTGCCGGTTGCCTTATCATCGTTGTCGGTCGTGCCGTCATCTGTCTCGACTACGACATTGTTATCGCCGACCAGCTTGAACTGAGCGTTGTTAGTCGTCGAGTCTGTGTTGTCGTTACGATTTGATTGCAGACCAAATACCAGAGTCGTTGCCGAGTCCAGAGTTGCGACAGTCTTTACTCGAAACTCGACCTCAATCAGCGAGTCGATATCGAGCTGAAGCTTGTCACCGAAGTCCAAGCAAACATTCTGCACTTCAGTCTGCGAGTCAAACGCCAAAGTTACTACGCCGCCGTGAGCAGCAGCGTCTTTTGTGTAGGTTGGCGTTCCTGCCGAGCTGGTGTCGGTAATCTTCCAAAGCCCTTCGCCAACGGTCGTCGCAAGCGTCGCCCCGCCGATGAAGTCGTCTCCACCGTAAACAAAATCATGCAAAGGATAAGCGTTGTACATATTAAAATTTCCTCAAATGTTTTCGTGAATTGAAAGCAAGCAAATCGACTAGGCGTTGTGGTACTTGTACAGACCACGCCAATCGATAGCGGCCACGCCGAACGTCTGGCGAACCTTGTACTTGTAGCAATCGGTGTTGAAATCCCACTCGTTTTCCAGCACTGGCGATTCCTCGCCTTGCAGGAACGAGACCTCGACGGTATCGACCGAAGCATAATCCGCAGCTAAGAACCAGCCGGTTGTGCTATAGGCTTCGAGAACTGGCTCGACGATAACCTGAAGCGGACGCGAGCCATTCGGCCCGTAGATATTCAGGCTGTTCGAGTTACCAGCAGCCGAGCCGCCAGCACCGGGGTCAGCAAGCGAGCCGACAAGCTGAAGTGCTCCAGCCGATACGCTCACAGGAACAATCAGATAGCGAGGAGTCACGTTGATAATCGCATCGCTGGTCAAGCCTTTTTGCTTCATCATGTCGCGAAACGCCGTGTTGAGCGTCGAGACTGAGGGAGCGGCTGAAGCATTGGCGTAGTTAGTTCCTGAAGCGTGAGATGCCGAGAACAAACTGTAACCATCACCCATCGTCGGATTGCTGGTCAGCACGTTATAGACAACCTTATTCACCTTTCGGCGAGCAGCATTGCCGTGCATTGCAGGAATCCGCGAGATAGCGTCGAGGTCATCATTGACGACCGTTTCCCAGCTCACAGTAAAAATCGCACCGTACTTTTCGACCTTGTAGCTTTCCTTGCTGTCGGTCATCACGCCTTGCTTGTAAGGCTTGGTTTCCGGCACTACTTCGAGGTCTGGAGCTTCCGAGAATCGAATGCGATTAACCGCCTTAAAATCAGCGACCGCAGGAGCAGTCCGAGCCCAAAGCTGATAGGTCGTCGGTGCTTCCTCGTAAGCAGTCAACAAAGTTTTGTTGGCTGCATCGAGAAGCAGATTCGAGAACGAGCCGGTCGTGTGATACGACGAACGCTCGATGTTGAATCGATTGCAAACAGCAGGAGAACCGAGAGCAGCAAGAGCGATATCTCGATTGCTCATACGGTCAGTGTTTACGCCTTGACGTTGCAAAATCTTTTCGGCCATCCGCATCAGACCAAAATGCTTGAACTCCTCCGAGCCTTCGGCTGGCTTGCCGCCAGAGAACGGACTCGACTTGAGACCAGCACCGCGAAACGCCCGGCTGATAAGACCATCGCGAATCGCTTCATTAAACTTGTCGTCGCTGCTGCGGGTCACTTCGATTCGCTCGCGGCCCGAAGAAGCTCCCAACGGTTGGTTGGACATAAGAACTTTCTCCAAAATCTGAGTTCGAGCGATATCGAGAGAAACGCCAGTGTCGCACAGTTGCTCGGCAAACGAACGCTCGATATTCGCTGCTGAACACAATGCAACAATTTCTTTGCGCCGCTTCGAGTCTTCCTTGAGTGCTCGCTGAACGGTCTGCTTGATTTCTTCCTCTTGGTCCATCCCTTCGGCCATCTTCTTTTCTGGATGCTCCATCTTTTTCATTTCTTCCTCGGCGGCCATCGCGTTTTCCATCGGCTTGTTTTCCATCTCAATTTCCGGCGATTCTTCTGCCGCTTCGGTCATCATGCCGACAACCCAAGTCAGAGCCTGCTCTGGGTCTTCGATTTGCTCAGGCATTCCCTTTGCGACAAGCATCGCCTTCATTTCCTCAGTCAAAGCTCGCTTCATTAAATCATCTCCATTAAAAAAATAACTTCGTTGCAGGTCGCGGACTGTCGAGGTTTCATCTGCACCAGCCGCGACGAGCGATGCGTCAGTCGGCATCCATCGCGTAACGATATCAGCCGGTCCTTCAATTGTTTCACCTCGCAGGCTGTAGGTTTCGCCTCGCCTTACGCTAGTGATTTGTTTCGGTGTTGCTGTGATTGAAAAGTCTGTCAGATGACCATCAAGCAGTTTCTGGTATGCGTCCTGCGAGTCCGTATCTCTGGCAAACGTCGCATCGCCCACGAGCTGCGTCCCTTCGGTCCTGATATTACGAACCGAGCCAAGCACGTTGCGAACAGTGCTGCGGTCGTGGCTATCGACAATCGGCAACTGCATTCGCTCAGTGCGAAACTCGACGCCATCCATCAACAGGATTTCGCGGATTACAGAGTCTCGCTCTGAGTCGTATCGCTCCACCGGGTTCTCGCTTGCAACGACAACCTCGACGCTTTTCGTTTCAGGATTAGCCGTCTCTGCTCGAACGCTGACCATTCGCAAAATCATTTTTTGCGATGGCACTTCGTCAGACTTCCAGCTTTTAATTCGCTTTGTTTTCACCGGCAGCGACCTTTCTTTCTTGTCTGCGGCTTCAATCTGTCGAACAAGTTTTCCGGCCCACGCCTCACCTGCATCGCCGCCCCAAAGAGCCCAAGCGATTCGGCCTGCACTTGGGAAGCCATCTTCGCCGGGACTCCAGCCTTCGCCTTTCTTGTCAACAGCATGGCGAGCGAAATAACTATTCATCCGCTTTGCTGTATCTGGCGAAATGTTTTTTCCGTTACTCAGGTCGCGAGCCCTTGCGACTCCGACCATCGTTCCACCGCGATTGTATTCATCGCGCCACTCAAGACCTTTTTTTGCTTCGGCCCTGACTCCTGCTGGTGGCTTAAAATCGATGTGGTCGTACTTCTCAGGCACTTGCTTCCGCCTCCTGCGGTACAGACTCAACCTGACCATCAGCCGCATCTGCGAGCAATGCAGAGACGTTCTCGGCACTCAAGCCAAGACCACTGAGCAAAACGGTTGCCTGTGCCTGCGTGATTGCGTTTGCCATCACATCTTTAAGCACGTCCATAATTGCTTTGCGGTTTCGCTGCCATTGAAGTCGCGAGAGCCCCATCATTTCGCCGCTGCCGGTCGCCGCCTGCTGAACTGGCTGGGGCCCACCATCGACGCTCACAGAGCCAGCCTGTATCGGGTCGATGATGCCTGAAATCTGCATCGGGTCGAAAGCCGGAAACGCCGCATCGAGAATCGACTTCGCTGATTCTTTTGGCATCGTTCCAGCGGCAACTTGCGTGATGATTTCGACGAGGCTAGTAACCTGTGCGCCATTGAGTGCCAAATCCTGAACAACCGGCTGCGAGTCGCCTGTCGTCGCTGGTGCGGCCTCGGCTTCGATGACTGCCGGGCTAATGAGTCCCAGCTGCTTCAGTAAGGCTTCCTCTTTTGCCCGCTGATAAAAGACCTGCCGCCAGTTCTTCCCGCGACCAGCCAGCTCATCGAG